AATATATTTTCCATTTTCTATATACATTTTTTTTGGTTTACCGGAAGAAAAGTAGGGTCCGCTTTTTATAGGTGTATAATATTTTTTATAATAATCTTTTGGATAAAAATATTTTTTTCCAATCTTATATAAATATTTTTTTGGTTTGTTGTTACTAAATATATTTTCTTTCATATGCACGGACCCATGCTTTATGGGACCCATTCCAAATTTATCATCACCTTAAACCTAAATCAAGACCTAAAGTCGAAACTATTGGGACCCCTATTTATATTAATAATAAAAGAAAAACAGTGATGCAAAATACTGGCTGGAAATGGTTCCCACTATTGAAGGGGAAACCCCCTGCCCGAGCCGAGCGAAGCGAGGCGAGGTGATGCGCCGCCCCGAAGGGGCGACACAACCTGTGATTGTTAGTCTAATAATGTCATGTATTGTTTAGGAAAGTATTTGATGAACCAATCCAATCCCTTGCGATGGTTACCCCAATCCTGTGTCTGTTCACTGCCCATGATTACATCGTAAACAGCAACAGCAAACCAAGGCAACATAGCTGGTTCATTGCTAAATCTATTATTAACAATGATCTCTTCTTTAAAGCTGTCATCTTTTTGTCTGCTATAATCTGCATCAAAGGGCATCTTATATTCTTTGTTCTTCCATTTTATTATTTCTGTCATAATAGTTATCCTACTAAATCTTATAAGTAAAGTCAAGGCGCCGAAGGCGCCTTGAGTTATGGACGAACTAAATTCTCATCGTCATATTGTTGTTTAGTAATTAGTCTGCGTTCGCCAAGTAAATCATTAGCAAAGTAATAATTACTATTGTCATAACCTCGCCAATCTCTAAACTTATACCAAGCATTATCGCATTCAGTTTTTTTAGGCTCAACTATTTTGCCGAAGTGATTGAGAGCCTGCTCACCAAACTTTTGAAACCAATCATCTTGACAGTTCAATGAACACGCATTGCCATTGAGATAATAAAAGCTTGATCTTCTTCTAGTCTGATAAACCTTGGCGCCTTTTGGTCCTCGTATTCTGTCTTTAGTTCTATAAGTATGACACTTTGGTCCTTGGCAATATTTCATTTGCTTTCCAGTTCTTTTATTCTAGCTTGCAAATCTCTTATGTCTTTTTTATTTTGCAAGATAACTTTGGAAAGCACATCGAACATTTTTCCAAGTTCTTTAACTACGTTGGCAACGAGTTCAGTTGTTGCATTGCCCTCGTATGCTTTTTTATCTAGTTTAAACATTTGATACCTCGCTTATCTTCCAAGATTTAGACGCACATCTAATTCCATTTGCGTCAACATCAAAGTATTTAATGTATGGATAGCCATGTACCTTATGATTTCCATAAAGACAATCTTCTGTCCATTGTCCTCGTCTTATAACTGTCTTGCTATGTTTATTTGCATAATATTGGATTATAAAATAAGTTCCAATATCAAATTTTTGTTTGTCCATATTTCCTACTTTCATTAATTGTTAATACTAGGATAATACCATATTATCCTAGTATCTGTCAACCCTTACTTAGTGTTGAGTTTTTTCTTTCTCATATTTTAATCTAGCCAAGATTTTTGCCTCTCTTGATATAGATTTATTCTTCATACTATTCAACATCTGAACAGCATTTTCAGGATTATACAAAGCTAATCCAGTTGAGTTAGTTTTGATTATTTCTTGTTCTGAAATATTCAAACCAGCTTTTGTTGCAAACTCAATCGCCTCATCAAGATATTTCCATGCTTTCAAACAAGGTTTAATAACTTTGTTCATTTGATCTAACACACTCTTAATCCATTTATAATGTGCCATGATTAATTGACCTTTGGCTTGTTGCCAAATTACAAAAGTATTAAACTCACTTTCGGAAACTGGTATTTGTCTATCTCTACAATACTCTCGCCCAATTAAATCCAACTCATAGTCATTGTTCCAATCTCTTGCGTGAGATATTTCATTTCCACGCCCTCCTGAAAATCCAAGTGCTTTTTCGTTTGCGTCATTAAATTTAGTTTGGTGTGGATTGCTCGGCTTGCCGTCCATTTCAATATTGATGTCAGGATTGCAATTTTCTTTTGCTTTCAACTCATCTCTAAAATAAGCATAAGCAAAATCTTTTTCGCTAGGTCTGTAACTATCAATGTCGTCTTGTTTATCCACTCCGTCAATGTCGCCATTTAACCTGAAGTCAAAATGTTTTGACACATGCTTACTTTCTTCATCTTCTCTTAAATTATTATCTCCCTGTTTAGCCATATAACCAAAATGAAAGCAACTATCTTTTGCAATAGTGTTTACATTTGGATATTTGTCTTGAAGATAATGTGCAAGTTCAACATCTTTTTTAGGATATTGTCTTTCAACACATACTTTCGCAAGTTCCCAAGTCGCATTTTGCTTGTCTAAAAAACTCTCTCTTAATTGAAAGAATTTTTCTTTCTCTTGCGTGTTCTCTTGTTCCAAGTGTACTCGCATACGATTTGCGATTTTATTTCTGTACTCTTGGTTTAGTCTTATTCTAGCCATTGTTTTTTCCTTTCTGTTATCTGGGATATTATATGAATTAAAAAAGTTGTCAAGAAAATTTTTTCTTTATGGGGTGGGCCCGCCCCATGTGCCCTTAAAATTTTTTAATTGACAAGGAACATGGGATATTATATGATTAGTTTGTTAAATAATAAGTATAAAAACTATTAATAACAATTAAAGTTGGCTTGCAAGTGCAGTACAAAAACGGCTTGCAAGCCACAGAAAGAAAGTATGATAATTTACGGAAGAAGTGGAAAGGAAGTAATTAAAATGCTTGTGGACAGTATTTGGTTCTATCCAATAATGGGACTAGTAGGTTTAGCCATTATTTATTGGTTTAGTTAAACTTGAGCCCAGATCCTACTACGGAGCGCGCGACAGAGAGTAGGATCTGGGGTCAAGTGTCGAGCCTTCACGCGCAAGCGTGGCAAGTACTTCGGTATGGAAGGCGGCTTGGCCACTTTAGAATTATTCTAAAGTAGAAAAAAAATAAAACATATTAACAAGGTCTCAAGCCTCAAGCGGGTGGGCCCGCCCATTAGGGTGGGCCCA